TTCAGTTGTTCGTGGATAACGGATAGCTTATGGCTATCCGCCATGCTCACAGTTGCATAGTTAGTGAAGCTAGCCATTATGCCACCTTCAATATTGCGTTGAAGTATGTCCAGTAACCATCACCATATACGACGTTCCCTTGATATTCTAATTTAGTGTTATAGCTAAGAACATCAGTTCCACTCTCACCCGCTACGTCATTTTCGTGAGTAGCGATTGTAATTGTTTTAATTTTACCTTCTCTACCATTACTAGTGGTTATTGTATCACCAACCTTTATTACACCTTGATATGAGTGTTCTTTTAAACCTACCCTATGATCCTTCAAGGGGTATGCTCTATCTATCTTAACTGTCATTCTATTTCCTTTCTGTTTGATATATCTCTTTTGTATCATATTGTATGGGATAATCAATAATTATTTTTACATTTTTTTATATTTTTTTCTTGACACAATATCTTGTGGCCCTACGGGCCACACCCACCCCATGTAGTGCTACTATATGTAGGTTGCAAAAATGCAACACACTATATGTTGTGTAAAATTTTTTACTTGACACAATATCTTGTGGCCCTACGGGCCCACCCACCCCAGATCTAGTAGCATGGCGAGGGGTCCCATACTATATATGGTAGCTTGTGCACTTGGGCGGGCCCACCCAGAAAAGGGTACGATAGGGATCCTATATGTGTATGTAGTGTTTGATCTGTAAATAGATCTGTGCTAAATTCATTTTCAATGTTTCAAAACAAAATCGCAAAAATTTTGCGCAAAATTTTTTCAAATGCTAACTCCAGAACAAATATCTAATCTACCTACCGACGCTAAAAAAGAATACCTGCGCACGATGCTGCTTCTTGATGAAAAGAAAAAGGACGAGGCGATCCGCGATGACTTCTTAACTTTTGTAAAATATATGTGGCCTGATTTTATAGAAGGTGAACATCATAAAATTATGGCAGAAAAATTTAATCGTGTGGCAAACGGTGATATTAAAAGATTAATTATTAACATGGCACCAAGACATACCAAGTCAGAATTTGCATCTAACTTTTTACCTGCATGGATGATAGGCAAGCAACCCAACTTAAAAATTATACAGGCAACAAATAATGCAGAGCTTGCAGTCAGGTTTGGTCGTAAAGCAAAATCTTTGATGGACACAGATGATTATAAAAAAATATTTAACACCAGACTTCGAGAAGATTCTAAAGCTGCAGGTAAATGGGAAACAGATCAGGGCGGCGAATATTATGCGGCCGGTGTCGGCGGTTCAATAACAGGTCGTGGCGCGGATCTACTGATCATTGACGATCCACACTCGGAGCAAGATGCGCTGAACATGGCTTCGTATGACAGAGTTTATGAATGGTATACATCAGGACCACGACAACGTTTGCAGCCAGGTGGTCGAATTATTGTGGTTATGACAAGATGGTCTGTAGCAGACTTAACAGGTAAATTACAGAGAGCACAAAAAGAACCAAAGGCAGACCAGTGGGAAGTGATAGAGTTTCCTGCCATACTTCCTTCAGGTAAACCGCTTTGGCCCGGATATTGGAAACTAGAAGAGTTAGAAGCTGTGAAGGCATCTGTAGCTATTACCAAATGGAATGCACAATATCAACAAAATCCGACAGCAGAAGAAGGATCTATTATCAAAAGAGAGTGGTGGAAAGTTTGGGAGAAAGATGAACTCCCACCATTGCATCATGTCATACAATCCTACGATACAGCATTCATGAAAAAAGAAACATCAGACTATTCTGCTATTACAACCTGGGGTGTGTTTTATCCAAGCGAGGACAGCGGACCGGCGCTTATTCTGGTTGATTCACTAAAAGAACGACTGGAGTTCCCAGAACTACGACGCGTTGCCAAAGAGCAGTATGACTATTGGAAACCAGAGTCTGTGATCATAGAGGGTAAAGCATCAGGACTGCCCTTAACCTATGAAATGCGTAAGCTGGGCATACCGGTTATTAACTTTACACCTAGCCGTGGAAATGATAAACATACTAGAGTAAACTCTGTTGCACCACTTTTTGAAGCGGGGCAAGTCTGGGCGCCAGACACAAAGTTTGCTGAAGAAGTGATTGAGGAATGCGCTGCATTCCCACTGGGTGAACACGATGACTTAGTGGATAGCATGACTCAAGCAGTAATGAGATTTAGACAAGGTGGCTTTGTTGATCACCCAGAAGATTACGAAGATGAACCCGTGTCACTAGAACAGAGGACGTACTATTAATGGCTGTAGAAAAAGATATTAGTTCCATTCCAAAGAGCGATAACATACTTGAACCAGAAGTAGAGTTAGAAATAGAAACATCAAACTTTCAAGAAGGTGGCGCGGTCAATGTCGAGATGACAGATGACGGTGGTGCAGAAATAGATTTTGATCCATCACAAAAACCAATGGAAGGTGGACAACTGCACGAAGCAAACCTAGCAGAGTTTATGGAAGACGATGCACTAAATAGTTTAGCATCAGAGTTACAAGAAAGTTATGATGAATATAAAAGTTCAAGATCAGATTGGGAAGACGGATACATCAAAGGATTGGACCTACTGGGTTTTAAATATGAAAACAGATCGGAGCCGTTCCAAGGTGCAAGTGGTGCAACGCATCCTGTGCTTGCAGAAGCGGTCACACAGTTTCAAGCACTAGCGTACAAAGAATTGTTACCAGCTGATGGACCTGTTCGAACACAGATTGTGGGCAAGGTTGATGCTATGCGTGAACAACAATCACAGCGTGTAAAAGAATTCATGAACTATCAGCTGATGATCAACATGAAAGAATACGAACCAGAGTTCGATCAGATGTTGTTTAATTTACCACTTGCCGGTTCTACATTTAAAAAAGTTTATTTTGATTCTGTGTTGGGTCGAAGTGTTTCTAAGTTTGTGCCGGCAGAAGATTTGGTTGTGCCATACAGTGCAACATCACTAGAGGACGCAGAGGCCATCATTCACGTAATCAAAATGTCAGGCAACGATTTGCGTAAGCAACAAATATCTGGCTTTTACAAAGACACTGATATTGGTGAACCAACCTATGAAACAAGTGATGTCAAAGATAAAAAAGATAAAATTGAAGGTGTGTCACGAAGTGTATCTGCAGAAATGCACACACTGCTCGAGTGCCACGTTGAATTAGACCTGGAGGGTTTTGAAGACAGAAACATACAGTCAGGTGAAGAAACAGGAATCAAACTACCATACATTGTAACCGTGCATGACGAAACGGGGAACGTGCTTTCTATTCGTAGAAACTATGGTGCACAAGATCCACTGAAAAAGAAAAAAGAATATTTCGTACACTTTAAGTTCCTACCAGGACTTGGCTTCTATGGGTTCGGCCTCATCCACATGATCGGCGGATTGTCTAGAACTGCAACTGCAGCACTACGACAGCTCCTCGACGCAGGCACCTTGTCAAACTTACCGGCCGGATTCAAACAAAGAGGCATCAGAGTTAGAGACGAAGCTCAACCGTTGCAGCCGGGAGAGTTCCGTGATGTTGATGCTCCTGGTGGAAACTTGCGTGATGCGTTTATGCCGTTGCCATTTAAAGAACCGTCAGGCACGCTCCTTCAACTGATGGGCGTGGTTGTACAAGCAGGACAGCGTTTTGCAAGTATCGCTGACATGCAGGTCGGTGACGGTAATCAAAGTGCAGCAGTGGGCACGACCGTTGCGCTCTTGGAGCGTGGATCGCGGGTTATGTCTGCAATACACAAAAGATTATACCAAGCGATGAAATGTGAGTTTATGTTGCTGGCTGAAAACTTTGCAACCTTCTTGCCAAAGACATATCCGTATGATGTGGTTGGTGGACAGAGAGAAATATTTGCATCTGACTTTGATCAACGCATCGATATCATACCAGTTGCTGATCCAAACATCTTTTCACAAACACAAAGAATCAGTTTGGCACAAACAGAATTACAAATGGCCATGTCAAATCCAAACATACACAATGTTTACGAAGCATATAGACACATGTACGAAGCACTGGGTGTGAAAGATATAAACACATTACTACCTCCGCCAGCACCAATGCAACCAATGGACCCTGCAAGCGAAAATATCATGGCGTTAAACGGTAAAAAGTTTCAAGCTTTCCCAAAACAGAACCACCAAGCACACATGGACGCGCATATTAAGTTTATGGGCACCATGATGGTAAGAAATAATCCAAAAGCGCTTGCAATGTTGCAACAAAACTGCATGGAACACATAAATTTAATGGCTGGAGAGCAAATAGAGCTCGAATTTGTCGAAGAAATACAAAAAATGCAACAATTAGGGCAACAAATGCAGGCTCTGATGCAACAAATGGGCCCAATGGCACAACAAAACCCACAATTTGTGCAAATGCAGCGTGAAGGCGAGCAGTTAAAGGTCATAATTGAGTCAAGAAAGGCTATTTTGATTGCACAATTTACTGATGACTACACAAAAGCAGAAAAAGAGGTGCTCAGTCAGATAGAAAATGACCCAGTATTGAAACTAAAAGATAGAGAGCTTGATTTGAAAGCAAGAGAAGAGCAAAGAAGAGAAGAAGAGTTTGAAAAAGACTCCAATCTTGAAATGTTCAAGGTGCTAAGCAACAGAGACATAGCAGAGAAGAAAATTTCTGAGAATGACAAGCACCAAAAACTTCGTGCCAGCGTATCACTGGCTAAAAGTGGTATTCAAAAAATGCAAGCAATTGTTGGAGAGGAACAGTAATGGGCAGCACTAATGGTAATGGTGGTGGCGGAGATGTGGACGCATCAACTGATCCTTTTGGCAAGGAAACAATGTCAAAATCGTATCAGGACCGAGAAAGTGTTCCTGATAGAGATACATCACTAGACACAAAAAATCCACTAGGCACACCGTATTCTCCAGAGCTTGCTGAGGCAGTAAAAGCAGTTAACGAAAAAGCTGCACAAAGAAGAGCGGAAAGAGCTTTAGGGCTAAATTTACAATCGATGCAAGCCAATGCCATAGCTAACACACCTGGTTTAACGATGGCTGATTATAGTCCATCAAATATTGGAGGAGTAAATCCCACAGCAGGTTTAAGTTTGGGTCAAAGTCTTGGCTTTACTGGTGCACAGCTTGGACAATCACTTGGAAACTTTGGATCAGCGCTAGCTAATATGTCTCCACAGTCAATAGGACTTGGAATTGTGGGAGCATTAGCAGGTATTCCTGGTTTGGGTTTTGTGTCTGGTTTGTTTGGTGATGATGAAGCGAGTGATGATCCGGGTAATCTAGGTTTACCTTTCAGTGCCGCTCCAAATAGTGTTGTTAATAATTTAGGTTTTACACCAATTGGAACAGACGTTAGTCCTGCCCCTTCAATGGAGCCAGACAGAGGTGGCAACAAACCAATACTACCTATTGAAACACCGCCCACATCAGAAGAACTTATAACGCAAAATCCACTAATGCCTATGATGACAGATCAACAAAGACTCGCTATGTTATATAGATTACCAACAGGCGGTATTACAAATTTTTTAACTTAAAATGGCAATTTCAAGACAACAACTTAGTAAAACAACTGACAGAAAACAAAAGAAAGTCAGTAAGGTAATGCGTGAGTTTAAAAAAGGTAAATTAAATATTGGCAAAAGTAAGAAAAAGGTTAAGAATAGAAAGCAAGCCATAGCTATCGCGCTTAACGAAGCTGGCATAAAAAAGAAGAGGAGACGCAAATGATCCAATCAGTAAAAGAATGGTTAATGGAAAAGTGGGACGACACATCCAAGAAAACCAAAATTATCGGTGCAGCAGTCATCGTAATTATAATCATAGCAATAATCACATAATCAAATGATACTTGACGTAGTCAAATTAGCAATCGGCGCTGGCACCCACATTATGAAAAATAGACAGCAGCGCAAAATGCTCGAGTCAGATGCTGCAATGTTGCATGCACAGAAAATGGCTAATGGTGAAATCGAGTATCAAGCAGCTGTAAGGCAATCAAACGACAAAGGATGGAAGGACGAATTCGTT